TAAGCAATTTGAAATGAAGAAGTCTGCTGATCAGTACAAGAGACAGGCAACATCTAAAACTGGTGTTATCAATACTCAATCTCTATACAAGTACAAGTTGACAGAGGACATTTTCAAAAAGATTACAGTAGTACCTGATGGTAAGAATCATGGTCTTGTTATGTTCCTTGATTGGTCTGGTTCTATGAGTCAGTGCTTACTTGATACACTTAAGCAAACATACAACTTAGTATGGTTCTGTAAGAAAGCAAATATTCCTTTCAGAGTCTATGGTTTCCAGAGTGGATATCATTCTTCATACTCTCATGGTTCTTACTTACATGGAGGTTTTGAGCATAAAGAGCATCAACTTGCAGTTGGTGATGACTTCAGACTACTTGAGTTTCTTTCATCAAGACAAAACAACAAGTCATTAGAAGAGTCTATGAGAGTTCTTTACATGCAAGTCTTTTCAATGAACAACTACAACATCACAGGATGTAGTCAGTATGGTCTCGGTGGTACTCCACTTGCAGAAGCAATCTATTGTGCAAAAGCAATTGTTGCTCAAATGAAAACACAAGAGAAAGTTCAGAAAGTAAATGTTGTTTGCCTAACTGATGGTGAAGCAAATCCAATGAACTATACTACATACTCTGATTGGGATAAAGATAATGACAAACTACGTTCAAGAAACATCTGCAGTAGTTCTTATGTATTTGTTCTTCGTGATAAGACAACTGGTTATCAGAAACGTCTTAATGGTAGTCCTTATCAAACCACTAAAGAGATCGTATCATACATGAGATCAATTACAGACTACAACTGGATAGGTATTCGTCTCTGCAGTAAGGGAGAAGTAAACAGAGTTATCAGAAACTTTACTGAGAACTACGAAGATATCCAAGCATATGATAAGCAATGGAAGAAAGAAAAGTTTATCTCTATCAAAGATGATGCAGGTTTTACTGAAGCATTCTTTATGCCTGATAGAAACAATGGTTCAGACTCTGAAGAACTAGAGATCAAACAGAAAGGTGTTGAAGCAACCAGAGCAGAATTGAACAGAGCATTCAAAAAGCATATGAGTTCAAAGATGCAGAACAAAACCATTCTAAATAAATTCATTGAACAAATAGCATGATTGTTGATGACGTTGCACAGACCATTCGTAAAGTAACGAGTGGTCTTCCTGATGTAAAACACTTACCAGAAGATCCTTATCGAAGTATCGTTAAGGATGATATTGTCATTAATAATGAAATGTGGACATGTACTGGTCTTAGAAAAATACATTTAGAAACTTGTAAAACAAAATACCTAGACGTACTTCATTGTGTATTATTTCCAGAACCCAGATATAAATTACCTATCTTTGGATGTGATATAATAGCAAACAATCGTATAGTCAC